GAGCAATATTTGCTCCATTTAATGCTGAAACGTCACTTGATGCACTACCAGCAAATATTTTAAATCTACCATCACAACTATTTAAATTATGATTTAAGATTGCAACATAAGTTTGTTTGTAGCTAGATGTAGTAAATGAAAAATTAAACAATACATGCCCATCTGTATCTGCACTAGTATCAAAGGTAACTTGATTTAATGGACGTAAATCCAATACATCACTAACAGTATTACTAGTGGGTAAACCAATAAATCCATTGGATGCATTGGTAGCTGTCACGCTGCCAATTGCTGAACCTCTAGCTCTATGATAAGTAATTAAATCAGTGTAAAATCTTGGTATACGTATGTTTTGATTGGCCATTAACCCACCTCTCTTGCTGTAATGCTCACTTTACCTGGTGAGCGATTTAAATCTACAATCATAAAATATGTAGTATTGTCAAAATCTGTACCAAACATTTCTACAGGCATATCAGAAAAAGTAATTACATCACCAGTTTCTAATTGACATCCTTTCATGGGATTGACTACATCACATTGCACCAATATTTTTATATCACCTAGAATATTATTATAATAAGAGTAAAAGTCTGCGTTGCAATCTGCATCTGCTGTAGTGGGAATTGTGCCTACATTTGTATCTAAATTAATTTTTTGTATACCTTCTTTGTCTCCAAGATTATATTTTACTCTTGAAGTAGTATTTAATGAATTGGTAGTAACGTAATAACGACTAGAATCTGCTGGATGTAACTTATTAGAAATATCCATTTGTGTAACAATGCTTTGAATTCCAGTAGTGCTGATATGTACTCTGTTAATATCCATTTTAGTTAAATTTAATGTAGCAGTTAACTCACTAGATTTTTTGACATAAATATATTTCATTTTTTCATTGGCTGTAAACTTTGCTACAAATCCAAATTCATAGGCTAGTTTATCAAGCATATCTTTTAACAATACTGGTTCTAATTGCCAATATCTAATCTTCCAATTATCTATAGCACGATCATCATTTAACACACTCCATGCTTCGCCACTATTCACTTCTGGATCAGTGCTTGGTATTCCAGCAAAGCGTTGCAATAAATCTCTATGTGCATCATGCCCATGACTAATTGCGCCACTATCCCATGATGCAGGTAATCCATTTATAGGTAAATACAAATATTTTAAATTAGAAAGACTAGATAAACTATTATTCGTGCTGCCTTTAGTTTCATCGTATGAATGTTGTAGATCGCAATATAATACTAAATCTATAATAATAAGGTCTAAGGAAACTGGATTAGTACCACTTGCTGAAATTGTACTACTCAAATTAACTGCCGCTAGATTATTTGCACTTAAAGATGGTAATAATTCTATATTTGCATAACTTGACGATGATACAGAGGTTCTGTTTGCAAAATTAGTAGCAGTAAGAGATGTTGAGCTATTGTTTGCTTCTACTTGACCAGTAAAATAATTACCAAAAGCACTACTAAAATTAACTCTCAAAGTAAAATCAACATCATCTTGTCCATTGTTTGGAGTAGTCACAGTTCCTTGTATATCTAAATCCAAAACATTTACTTTTGCGATCTCAACGGCAAAATTAGCATAAAAGTTTTTTGCTTCAGCAGATACTGAATTAGAATAACTATGTATAACTCCAGATGCATTATAATGATTTAAAAGTAAATTTTGTGCATTATTAAATGTAGTAGAGCCATCTGAACTAAACGTAACTGGATTAATTCTAAATCGTCTTTGCATTTCACGTTTCACAATGCCAATATTAGTATTGGCATCAAAGTCACTATCTAAATTTTTAGTAGCAGCAGTATAGCTACTTGCTTTGATACCTAAAAAAGCATCTGCGGTAGCATCATAATAGCATGGTCTTATATCACTTGATGCTACTGGAGTAACAATTAAAAAATCTGTAGTGGCAGCTTTATGTTTAAAAGGCACTGGAAATAATTCATTTGCATGTTCTCTTACTAAATCTTTATCTCCATGTATTGTATAATCACCATACACAACTGGTTGATAGATGCCGTTAGTGGTTTGTGTTTGTGGGAATGAAATGCCATCCCAAGGTCGATGGCTATTGATTTGCATAGTTACGTTGCCATCTTGATTTAGTTGTATATCTACTAATCTACCAGTAAAGATTTTTTGGCAATTACTTAGTGTATCTTCATTAAAAAACTGAGCATAAACTATTACTTTACGATTAATATAATTACGCTCTGCATTGTTTAATAATGTTTTATAAAACTCTGTACCTTGTGTTTCAAAATTAGCACTAGTTAAAGTAATGTTTGAAGTGCTTGATTTTCCACTAGTAATATCAATACTCTCTCGCAAACTAATGTTTTTATTTAGTATTGATCCATGATAAAAATTATTATCTGCAACTGTATCGCGCAGTGCGAGTCCAAATGCATGTATATGTTTATCAAAACCACCATTATCCCACACAGTAGCACTTCCTGGACCAGCAACTTTATTATTATTTTTCACTGCACCATTATTACTGCTTGAACTAGAATCATAGACTGTATCTCCACTACCTTCATCTAATTTCCAATAGCCAAGCAATCCAGTAGCTGTATTATCTATCACAGTATTATAATGTTTACTAATTTCCTGATCGGATCGAATTGTAGACCAAACGCGTAAATGCGCCATCTTACCTTCAAAAAAATTACCAGAACTATAATTCTGATTACGTCCTACTAAAAACTCCATATTGGAAGATGTACCACCAGATGGATCAGAAGTTTCTGCTGCTGTAGTATGCACAATTGCACCATTTTTATAAAAACGTGTTTTATTATCCGAATTGTTACGACTAATCGCTATATGAGTCCATGTATTTGTTCCACTATCTATATCAAATTGCTCCGATTTTCCAGTTCCATTATCGTGTTCCCAACTCAACTTAATGGTATCACCAGACGCAACCGATACATTAAATTGAATATTGGTTGCTTCTGCTTCTGGCGAATCATTATATCCAAACGATAAAATGGGATTTGCACCAGTAGCAGATAACTGATACCAAAATTCAATGGTAAAACCAGCAGTGCTGTTATCAAATGAATTAAATATATCGCCAAAGTTTAAATAGTTATTATCCCCATCATTAAACACCATGCAATTATTGTTATCTGCTGTAAACTGAAATAGCCAGTTTTCATGTACATCTGATGCAATAGGCGGATTGCTTAGTGCCATGCTACGCTAAACCTTGACTAGCTGCTTTTTCCAATTGTGGAATTAAATTATCTCGAACAAACTCATCGTTGCCAATCATGTTGCCTTGTATGTTTACAGTAACACCACTAGATGCATTGCCAGTTTGATTCATCTGCGCTAGGTTTTGCACTCCAATGTTTTGCACTGCACTACGTTGCATTACAAATTCACCAGCTTGTGCTAATATAGGTACATTATCTTGTCCTTGCACTTGACCACCTTGAGCAAATCGCTGAATGCCATTGTTTTTAATTAAACCACCAGTGTGAGCTATTGGCATTGAACCAACAGCAGAAAAAATCGCTCCAATAGAACCTACTGGACCACCAGCAACCGCAAGCAATGCTCCAGCCACTCGAATAAACTGTTGCATTCTTTGCCCAGCATTATCTGTTTCCTCACTCATAATATTCATCGCATTACCTAAACCATTGATAGCTCCAGATAATTGATTAGAAACAGAAACCATATCTTTTCCATTTTTGATTGCGTCTACTCTTGCTTGTACTAATTTCATTACTGCTTTTGCTTCTTCTATTTCTGCTTCTGTAGTAAGATTTGATGCATTGATTTTTAATATGCCAAGAGTTGCTAATTCACGATCAAATACTAATTTAGTTTTCATCACATCAGATAAATTTTGTTCTGCTTGAAAAATAGTTTGAGCAATCCGAACACGTTTTTCATCTACATCATTATTTTGCATAGTAAGTAAAACTGTATCAGCTAGTATTTTATTAATTCGCTCTCTTGCATCTGCGCTCATACCTAATGTAATTGTTTGATTTCCAAGCGTATTAATGTATTGTTGTGTGCTGTTGGTGAGTTGCTGTGTACTAGTATTTAAGGCTTGAGTTTGTGTATTTAAACTAGAAAAAGCGTTGGTTGCTTGTAGCAACTTGTCAATACCAAAGGCTACGCCTACCGCAGTAAGTGCTTTGACTAACAACATATATTTTCCACCTAGTGCTGTAGTAATGGTAAGTAGCTTACTAAATTCAATTCTTGATATAACTACAGCCGAAGTAACAATACCAAATGCAGTAGCTAACTGAGATAATCTTTGCAAGTTTAATGCACGAAAAAAACCTTCTACTGAATTCACCATTTTGGTCATAGATGGCAGCATAACCTCACCTATCATTGCTGCAAACCTAGTGATAGCATCATTCATATTAGACACTGCACCAGTAAAGGTTTGAGATAATCGTTTACTACTTCCTTGTATTCCAGCAACAGGATCAACCATTGCACTTAAAAGTGCTTTGCGAAACTGTGGTAAGGTAAGTTTGGTTAAATCTTTAATACCTTGTGAATCTTTTATTAGCTGTAAGATACCACGTTCACGAAGTATATCGGCTGCTCCAGCCCCACCAGCAAAGGCACGACCTAACGCACTTGCCGCTTCGGTTGCAGTTGTACCCATAAACGCAGCTAAGTCTGTTACAGAACCTAACGTGGCTTTTGAGTTTACACCAAACGCTTCCAACTGCGCTCCAGCATTGACCACATCCTGTAATGCAAATGGTGTAGTGGCTGCTACTTTGTTGAATACTTCAAATGCTTCTTTTGCAGCTTCAGTGCTACCAGTCAAACCAACCAACCTAGTTTGCACATCTTGAAAACCAGATGCAGCCTGGATAAACTTGTTCATGGCTGCTGCTGCTCCACCAATGGCAAAGGTG